CAAGTTGATTGGCTTCGGTGGGAATTAGGATAGCTACATCACTAAGGTTGTATTTGCCGTCCTGTCTTTTAACTTCGCAGATTAGTTCTTCACCAGTTGCGATTCTTACAATTTTAATATTTGACATATTCGTCTCCATAATAAAGGGAGAGGGGCCCTAAGACCCCTCTAAACTTTTAGTCTTTTTTCGAAACAAAAGAATACATTTCTTTTGCCTTTTCCATAAGCTCATCAATCGAATACATCTTGTACATATCCTGTACTTCTTCAATAGATTTCTTATTAAGTTCCAATGCTTTTTCTGCAAAAGCGATGTTCATATGGTATTGTTGGTCCATATAATCTTTAGCCATTGCTAGCATATCAGTGCGGATTTCGAAAGGATTTTTATTTGACATATTTTGTCTCCTGTGTTGTGTGTTTATGTATGAGGGACTAACCGTGGTCCCTCGCGCGTTTATTAAGTAACGACCCTTTAGACCCAACCCCTAAGATTAGGATTGGCAGACCATTTCAACTGCTTTTGCCGACGCTCAAGGTCGACTAGGTCAGTTGATTTAGATAGGTATTCTTCTATTCTTTCGGCTTCAGTCTTCGGTCTTACCGAGTTCCAAATGCCTGACAATGTCTTGAATACATACCTCATTTGTAGATCCTATCAATGGTTTGCTGGTTAAGCATCATTACGATCTCTTCGTATGTTTTCTTAGGATATTCACATCGAAGATAATGCGCTACTCTGCGATTAGCTTCTGCTTGTCTCGCTAAAATGATTGCTTTACCAACGCTTTTGAAGAATCCAACGATTGATTCAATTACTACCTCAATCGCTTTCGTTAAGTAGCTGTGAGCTACCAGTACTGCTTGTGTCACGTGTGTTTCCCCCGTTACTGATTTTTACTTTACGGGGACGCATTTCTTCTGGAATTACTACCTTCAATTGAACTGCTAGGATTCCATCCACAAGATCCGCTCCATGTACTTGAACGTACTCGGACAGCCTAAAGGTGCGTTTGAACTTCTTCGTAGAAATACCACGATGAATGTACTCGCGACCCTTACTTATATGTTCACCTGAGACGGTGAGAGTGCGATCCTTAACTTCGATTTCAAGTTCCTCTTCATTGAATCCAGCGACCGCTAGTTCGATAAGATATTCTTGATCGTCTACCTTAACGATATTATGCGGTGGGTAGTGGTCATTTGCATGACGCGCTACTCGATCCAATTCGTCAAAAAGATGGTCGAAACCAACAAAAGATGCACGTGGGAAAAGTTGCTTTACGCCTGTCATAGTTATCTCCTTTAATAAAGCAAGATTAATATTGGAGCCAGGACCATCCCGCACTCCACAGTTATTTATACATCGACTTATTTATTTCCGATGTTATATTTTGGACATAGCTCCCATTGATCTTTATCCTTAAAGGATATGATCTTTATCTGTCGTAACGGAGCTGTGTCCTTTGCTTCCTGCGCGTTAACCGGAGTAATAAGACCCCAGTCACTAAGCAGTGTCACAATGGTGTTACGACGCTGGATGTCATTCTCTACTAGGTTGGATGGTTTACCGTCAAGAAGAAACAACTCCTTGAAGTGAACGATAAAGTACCGCCCTTGTTTATGTAGAATATGACATGATTGGTATAATTTGTTTTCTTTGCGGGAGGCTACCCCGATACGAGTTAATGTTTCCCTAACCTTTAAGAAATCATCTGGCTCGTTGAGAGTTATCTCTAGCATCATAGCCGGAGTCCACTCTACGGCTGTCTCATTATTTTCTTCCACCTTTATAGACCCTCAATCTCAATTCGTTAATCTGTTCATTACTTAGAAGGGTCAAGGCTTGGCGTGCCTTCTCATCGTTATAGCCATAATATTCTTTGACCGCTTCAACCGCTTCGGATTCTTCTGGTTTCAACCACTTGGAGAATCTTTTGCGTTTTCTAATTGTATTTATCAAAAAGTCAAATTGAAGCTTTGAGTCTAGATGGTGATACCGATTCATTTCATTAGCAAGGAGTACGGTATCATTAAAGTATGATAGACCACGGTTAACCATATAGCCATTATAGGCTTTTTCGGCCAAATCATCTATCATTATATCCTTCTTGCTGTAGTTGATTGCGTTTAAGTATTCAAAAGGATTCATCACCAATGCCTTATAACACCTGCC